TTAGCATTAGATGAAGTTGCTTTAATTGCGTTATCTGCAGCAGCAACATTTAGTATTTTAGATACATATTTACCTAGTATGGCTGTAAGTGCAAGAAATGGTGCTGGTATGGGAATAGGATTTAATTTAGTCAATTTCCCTCATTAATATATTATCTTAAACAGTAGATATAAATTCCCAATTTAATTCATGACATATTTTTTTCCATATTTCATCCTGCTCTATCATTTTTTCTCTATCCTTTAATAGTTGAAAATATGGTAAAAATTCATCTTCATTTAATAATTCACATAATTTATAAACAGTATAATAATAATTTAAAAAATTAATCCTATCTTCAGGACAATGTTTAGCATATGGTCCTTGAATATCTGTAAATAAATTTGATAATAAGCTTTCTAAGTCAGATGACATTACCGGGGGTTTAATGCCTATTTTTTCATTAATATATGGTATATGTTCATAATATTTATTATATTCTAATTTTTTTAATATTTCTTTCATTTTTTTATTAGTTATATCCTTTATTGTTATTCTTTCTTTTTTTATTTGATGTTTAATATTTTCTAATATACTATCATCTATTTTAGTAGTTTCTTTTGCTTGAAATTGTGATAATATTTCTCTAAAATGGTTAATTCTTTTATATGCATAAAAGCATACCTCTTTTGGTGGTTCTTTATATGATGGTTTTTCATTTTCTACTAAATATTTAATAGTTTTTCCACATGATATATTTGTGCATACTAATATACCTTCATTATCTATTGATACTAACTCGCCATTTTTACAATAATTGCATATATCTTTTTGAATAATATAATTATTAATATCAAAAAATCCTTCATCTACATTGTTCAAATATTTTTGAACATTTAAATTATTAATACTAGTAATATTATTAATATTATCGTGTGATTTTATATTAAAAAAACAAGCTATTTTTTTTGTTTGAGTAGTACAATTAGTTATTTGTTTTTTATTTTCAAAATAATCAAATATATATTTAGAATTTTGTAAATAGTATTGTTTTTTTTTAAATTTAATATCTTTAATAGTTTTATTAATAATATTTAGCTGTTCTTGTAAATCAATCCGTTCATCAATTAATAATTTGGTATTTAATAATTTATTATTTAATATTTTTTTTTCATTTTTTAATCTAGGTAATATAATTTTTAAATCATTTTCGAATTCTTCTGTTAATTCTGTATGTTTACTATCTAATGTAGTAATGCTATTTTTATTAACAGACAATTTTTTTGTATTTTTTTGTTTAAATATAGGCATTCTATTTAACTATTAAAATAAGTATTTAATTTAATATTTATTAAATACTTATTTTTTATATAATTTATATATTTTTATATAAAATTTAGCTATTTAGGTAAAAGTTGATTTAAACTTTCTTTGTAAAAAATAATATGGATATTAATATTGATATAAATAAAAATATGACAATCTCTAATATACTATTAAAAAAAGCATTATTTTTATATAATGCTTTGAATGATGGATGGGAAATAAAAAAACATAATGAAATATATACTTTTATAAAAAAACATGAAGGTAAAAAAGAGGTGTTTGCCGATGATTATATAATTAAATTTATAGAAAAAAACTTTGATTTTAATAAAATAGATTAATTAATTAAGTTTATATTAAATTTTTTCCAAGAAATTATTTTCTTTAGCAATATTATAAATGGGAGGTGGATTAATGCAACTCGTCGCTTATGGCGCCCAAGATGTTTATCTTACAGGTAATCCTCAGATTACTTTTTGGAAAGTAACATATCGTAGACACACTAATTTTGCAATGGAATCTATTGAACAAACATTTAATGGACAGGCCGATTTTGGTCGAAGAGTCACTTGTACAATTAGTCGAAATGGAGATCTTGCTTATCGCACGTATCTTCAAGTGACGTTGCCTGAAATTAATCAAGCTATGAAAAATACTGCTGGTGCAGTTTATGCTCGTTGGTTGGATTTCCCTGGTGAACAAATAGTTTCTCAAGTTGAGGTCGAGATTGGAGGCCAACGTATTGACCGACAATATGGTGACTGGATGCACATTTGGAATCAACTCACTCTTTCCAAAGAACAACAACGTGGATACTACAAGATGGTGGGAAATACCACGCAATTAACATTTATTACTGATCCGTCTTTTAATAATGTTGATGGCCCTTGTGATAGCAACTCTCCCCGCCAAGTGTGTGCTCCTCGTAATGCTCTCCCGGAAACTACGTTGTATGTTCCTTTGCAGTTTTGGTATTGCCGTAACCCTGGTCTTGCTCTTCCGTTGATTGCTCTCCAATATCACGAAGTTAAAATTAATTTGGACCTTCGCCCTATCGATGAATGTTTATGGGCAGTATCTTCTTTAACATCGGGTGGTAGTGGCACTAGGGTGACCCAAGCATACAATCAGTCGCTTGTGGCTGCTTCTTTATATGTTGATTATGTGTTCCTTGATACGGATGAGAGACGTCGTATGGCACAGAACCCTCACGAATATTTGATTGAACAATTACAATTTACAGGCGATGAATCTGTTGGCAGTTCTTCCAATAAAATTAAACTTAATTTTAATCACCCGTGCAAAGAACTTATATGGGTTGTTCAATCCGACCAAAATGTTGATTATTGCTCGTCTTTGGATCCCACCCAAGTTCTTTATAGAACTTTAGGGTGCCAACCCTTTAACTATACCGACGCTGTTGATGCTTTACCCAATGCTATTCATGCGTTTGGTGGTCCTCAATCACTTGCTGCAACGGTTAATTCTTTTATTGATGCATCTGGATTATTCCAAAATGCTGGAGCACAAGATGACCCTGTTGGTACTTCAAATGCTTGGTGGAATAGTGGTGGTGGTGGTACTACTAGTTATAACCTTCCTAATTTAGGTCAAAGTGGTTTAGATTCAACTGTGTCTGATGCTGGAACCTTTGTATTAACCGAAACGTCTTTGGATATGCATTGCTGGGGTGATAATCCTGTGGTTACCGCCAAACTCCAGTTAAATGGACAGGACCGATTCTCTGAACGAGAAGGCACCTATTTTGACCTCGTGCAACCTTTCCAACATCACACTCGCAACCCCGACACTGGTATTAATGTATATTCGTTCGCTCTTCGCCCCGAAGAACACCAACCTTCAGGCAGTTGCAACTTTTCGCGAATTGATAATGCTACATTACAGCTTGTGCTCTCTAATGCAACTGTTGAGGGCACTAAAACCGCTAAAGTCCGTGTGTATGCTACTAACTACAATGTATTGAGAGTTATGTCGGGCATGGGCGGTTTGGCGTATAGCAACTAAATCATATATGGTCTCATATATTTTGTAGCAATATTTTTAATAATTAAACAATTAATTATTAAATTTTTTAATTATTAAAGCAAAAAACATAATATTATAGTTAATATTATACTTTAAAATTGATTTGATTTTAGAATAAATATAAATAAAATAATAAAAATGACACATAATTTAACAGAAAAAAGAAAAGCATATTGTAAAGCATATTATCTTGCTAATAAAGAAAAATATAAATGCGAACATAATATACAAAAATCAAGATGTAAAGAATGTAGAGGTAGTTCTATATGTGAGCATAATAAACGAAAATCTCGCTGTAGAGATTGTAAAGGGAGTCAAATATGCGAACATAATAAATTAAAATCAAGATGTATAGATTGTAAAGGAAGTGAAATATGTGAGCATAATAAACGAAAATCTCGCTGTAAATATTGTAAAGGAAGTGAAATATGTAAACATAATATATTAAATACAAATTGTAAAGAATGTAAAGGGTCATCTTTTTGTGAGCATAACAAAGTAAAATCGCGCTGTAAAATATGTGGCGGTTCATCTTTATGTAAATCTTCGTGGTGCGAAACAAGAGGACATAAAAAATATAAAGGGTATTGTTTACATTGTTGTATTCAAATATGTCCTGAAATTAAAGTTTCACGAAATTATAAAACCAAAGAAACATTTATAGTAGATATAATAAAAAATAATTTTTCAGATTTTACATGGATTAATGATAAAAAAGTTCAAAATGGTTGTTCTAATCGGCGTCCAGATTTATTATTAGATATGGGTTCGCATATTATTATTGTAGAAATAGATGAAAATAAACATAATAATTATGATTGTAATTGTGAAAATAAAAGATTAATGGAAATCTCTCAAGATTTAAACCATAGACCAATAATATTTATAAGATTTAATTCTGATTCTTATATAAATAATAAAGGTTTATTAATAAAATCTTGCTGGAGGTTAAATAAATTAGGTATTATGACTATTATAAAAAATAAACAAATAGAATGGAACGAGCGTATAGATGCTTTAAATAAACAAATTCAATATTGGATAGATAATCAAACAGATAAAACCATAGAAATTATTGAATTATTTTATTAAATAACGAATAATTAATTGCTTTTTAATTATTAAAACAAAAAGCATATAGAGAGATATTGTAATAGTATAGTATAATACATAATAAAATGACCTCACTTGACATCATCAATTTAATTGAAAATACTCCAATTACTAAATTATCTGGTAATTATCAATCAAAATTAATTGAAAAAATTAAAAATAATTTTACTGAATACGAACAACAAATTTTTTTATCCAGTTTCTATTGTTATTTAAATTATACTAAAGATGATTTTGTTATTGATTTAGATAATATATGGGAATGGTTAGGATTTTCACAGAAAGATGCAGCTAAAAGAACATTGGAAAAACAATTTATTATTGAAAAAGACTATAAAAATATTGCTCTAGAAACAACCAAAGCAAAAGACTATAAAAATATTGCTCCACCGATCTGTGGGGCAAAGAATAACACACGCGGTGGTCATAATAAACAAATCATAATGTTAAATATTGAAACCTTTAAAAGGTTTTGTCTTAAAGCTGGAACAAAGAAAGCAGATGAAATTCACGAATATTTTATTAAATTAGAAATAATCCTGCAAGAAATTATTAAAGAAGAAAGCGATGAATTACAGAACCAATTGAGAATTCAATTAGAAGAAAAAAATAATGAAATTAAACAAATAGAACAAGATAATGAGAGAAATTTACAACATCAAAAAATATTAGAACGAGAAAATATATTATTAAATCAATATTCCTCTATTCAAAATATTGTTTATATTATTAAAGTTAAATCATTTGAGAATAAATCTTATGTTATAAAAATTGGAGAGAGTAGAAAAGGGATTACTAGTAGATATAAAGAACATACAAAAAACTATGATGAATGTATTTTATTGGAATGTTTTGCCGTAAATCGTAGCCATGATTTTGAGAAATTTATTCATAATCACGAAAAAATTAGAGGAAATAGAGTGAATGATTTATCTAATCATGAAACTGAATTAGAATTATTCTTGATTGGAAGAAATCTCTCGTATAAAATGTTATTAGATATAATAAATAATAATATATCTTATTTTAATAGTAATGATACTCATAGATTAGAATTAGAAAACGAGAAAATAAAATTATTAATAGATATGAACCAAAATAAAAATGATAATATTCTTATTACTGAATTAATTGATATAGTAAAAACATTATCTTCTAAAATTGATAATTTAGAAAAATCTATATTAGAAAAATTCAATCAAAGTCAAAATAAAATAACAACAGGATTTGGAGAAATAATGCCTACTATTGGACCGAGATTACAACAAATTAATCCTGATACATTAGAACTTATAAGATTTTATGAAACTGCAAGTGATTTAATGAGAGAAAATACAAAAATAAAGAGACCATCTTTAAATAAAGCAGTTTTGGAGAATACAATTTATAATGGATA